TACCTCGCCCTCATGCGGTCGATCAAGATCGCAGATGGAGGCGATAAGAAAATATCAAAGGATGCGATCCCAGGTATCTTACAAGAAGCCCTGGCAGTATCGTTCGACGAACACATAGGACATGATTACACAGAACAAGCAGAAGAACGCTATGATTTCTATCACCGCAAAGAGGAGAAAGTTCCCTTTGATCTCGAAAAGTTTAACTTCATTACCAAAGGTGGTCTCTCTAACAAGACTCTCAATGTCGCTCTTGCTGGTACAGGCGTCGGGAAGTCTCTATTCATGTGCCATGCGGCTGCTGCCGCGCTCACTCAGAACTACAACGTTCTCTACATTACATGTGAAATGGCAGAGGAAAAAATTGCTGAGCGAATTGACGCAAACCTTCTGAATGTTGGTGTCAAGGATATCGTAGATCTTCCTCAGGTTATCTTTACTAGTAAGGTTCAGGAGATTGCTAGAAAGACCCGAGGCAAACTTATTATCAAAGAGTATCCCACAGCGTCTGCTCATGCTGGACACTTCAAGGCATTGCTCAGTGATCTGAAGTTGAAGAAAGATTTCAAACCCGATATTATTTTCGTGGACTATCTTAATATATGTGCTAGTGCGAGGTATAAAGGTGCGATTGTTAATTCTTACACGTATGTCAAAGCGATTGCTGAGGAGCTTCGGGGTCTTGCTGTGGAATGTAATGTTCCTATTGTCTCAGCTACTCAAACTACTCGCAGTGGTTTTGGTAATTCTGACCCTGATCTTACCGATACTTCTGAGTCTTTTGGTCTTCCTGCCACTGCTGATTTTATGTTTGCCCTTATCTCTACTGAGGAACTTGAACAACAAGGTCGCCTCATGGTCAAACAACTTAAAAACCGATACTCAGACCTTGTTACCTCAAGAAAATTCATGGTGGGAATTGACAGATCGAAGATGAAGCTGTATGATGTAGCGGACGATGCTTCCGCTATCAGCATCGATAGTGAAGATCCTGGTGAGGACTTCGCTCAATTTACACAAACACAAAACCGTCTATCTAAATTTGCTGAGTGGAATGTATGATTAATTTTAGTAATTATGAAGAGTTCGTGGCACAGGTTACTTCCAATGCTTCAACGAACTTTGTTGACTTCGCTGATCGTATTGGCGAGTTGGATCGTGAGGGTGCCAATATTGAGCGTCTCCTTACTGCTGGCGTTGGGATTAATGCTGAAGGTGGTGAGTTCCTTGAGATCATTAAGAAGATGGTCTTCCAAGGTAAGGCTTGGAACAGCGACAATCGAGAACATCTTATTATTGAGTTGGGTGATATTATGTGGTATGTGGCACAAGCAACCATGGCACTGGGTATCTCTATGGAAGATGTCCTAGATACAAACATCAAGAAACTTGCTAAGCGTTATCCTGAAGGAACCTTTGATGCTTATTACTCTGAAAATCGTGCTGCTGACGACCGCTGATGCTTAGTTTCTGGATCCACTTGGTAGCATTCTTCCAAGTTGTCGTGATGAATTGTATTCAACCTGCCAACTGGAAGTATTGCTATCGGGTGGACCAGTGGTTGATCCCAGATCTTGTAGAAGGATATGAGATCTGGTCTGGCAAAAAGCATCCTTATCAAAATGAAAAAGACTATCTCAACGACCTCCACTCTAAATAACTAGAGGGAGGTTTTTTATATGCCTAAGCAAGTAGATTTATCTGGAATTGGTGGTGAATATAAAAAAGCAATCTATGATGTTATGGATTCGCTTGGTAATGAAAATTTTTCTTTTTATGAATTTGATATAACAAAAATTGCAGATCCAACAAGTAGATCAAAAATTTTCTTTGCTCTTAAAGTAATTGTTCCGAGAGCAAAGAGAACAAAAGCAGCGTCTATGATTGGACAAAGTATATCCAGCAAAGGATATACTGCTGTTGATACTAAAGGAACTGGCAATCAATTAGACATTGATGTTAATGGTAAAACTTTAAGAATCGATATCAAACCTCAAGGTGGTGGATCTGGCGGCGGTGCTGCTGAAACTGCGAGGAATGAAGCAGCACAATGTCTTTATGCTGCTCTTGCTTTTAATGTGTATCGTGGAACAATAGATGAGGACCTTCCTGTTTCCATAAGTGATCTTGAGAAAGCATCAAAAACAATTGATGTTGATGTGCCTTTTGAGCAATTACTTCCAGATGAATTATCAAGAGAGTGGCAGATATCTTCTATTAGGGGAGCAAATGAATTGTGGAAAGCGTTTCATAGTTCTGGCAAGAGTTATGTTTTTTGTAGGGGTGGCGGACCAGACGACAAAGAAATTAAAAAAGCATATCAAAGAGCCAGGAAAAGTATGATGAAAGACCCTAGTGTCAGGGTAGTTTTTTCTTCGGAAGACAAATGGAATCCAGCGGATATCTGGATGGTATCAACGACATTCAATGCAAGTGAGTTGGATAATTACAAAACGGTTGATACAATAAATGAATTCATAAAAGAAAAATATGAAGAAAGAGAATTGATTGGTGTTTCTCTTAAGAAAATGAAAAATCAAGCAAAACTAAAAGTTTTGAACTATGATCCAAACGATAAGATGAAAGAACTTGAAGATGTTAAGTGGGGACAGTATTGGGTAAAATTTAAAGATACCAGACTCGTTGGTGGTGAAGATGCTTTTCCAATGGATGTCTATCTTTATTGGAAAAGGGGTGGTGGTGAAGCAGATAGATTTCAGTCAAGAAACTTTGGTGGAGCATCATCTCCTTCTTGGCAGATAGAAAAGAAAGGATCTTCAGCAGCACAGGGTCGTTGTGGTGGTGGAAGTATTGTTGAAATTCTAAAATCTCTTGGTGTTTCTTACACTGGTATTACAACTGGTTGGAACAATAAAACATTTTGGAGTGATTGTAAGCCAACAAATAAATCTAAGAAGGATGCCATTAATGATGAATTGGTTAAATTACTTGGCAAATATTGTGGCACAAATACTAAAACGGGATATCCTGGAGATGTGCAAGCAAGAGCTGAGGTTGCCAACCAAACTCAATCTTACAGATATAGTAAGTTGATGGGTCTTCGTTTATTAGATTGTATTCTAACTTCTGGAAAACAAGATGAGATCATGAAAGCATTGTATTGTTATGCTGGATCTCAAACAGATAAGTCATCGGTTCATGTAAAACTGATGGACTGATGGACACTTCGCAAACTGTCCTACACCTCCCATCCACCAACCAAAATCGTGTATCATAGATAGATGGCAAACATCAAGCAACTCAAGCACCTAGAACACCTCGAAGACGAGATGCTGAACTACGGCGTCGATGGTTGCATGGCAGCAGTATCCTTTCTGAAAGAACTGAGAAAGATGCTAGGTCAGCAAGAGAGTGGTGGTTTCATGCAGACCAAGTGGGACGGAGCACCTTCTGTTGTCTGTGGTGTTGATCCTTTGTCTGGTGTATTTTTTGTTGGCACTAAGTCTGTATTCAACAAAACTGAACCTAAACTGTGTGCTACTGAACAAGCGGTTGATTCTTATTATGATGGTGATCTGGCAGAGAAACTAAAGTTTTCTTTGCGCTACTTTAGTAAGTTGGGTATCAAAGGTGTTATCCAAGGTGATTTACTTTTTACTGATTCGACTAGGAATACGGAGACTGTGAATGGAGAAAGACTCTACACATTTCGACCAAACACTATTACTTATGGCATCCCTACTGACCACGATATTGGTAAAGAAGTTGGCAGAGCTAAGATTGGAGTAGTATTTCATACGCACTACACTGGCGATTCTCTTGCTGAGATGCAGGCAAAAGCTGGTGCTCCTATCAATACTTTCAATAAAATTCCTGAAGTGGCAGTTATCGACAACGATACTCCTATGCATCGTGTTGGATTCTCCAAGGCAGAGATGAGAAAGTTTGATAACTATATCTCTAAGATTGAACGTATGTGTCGCATCTGTGGAGATTTTCTTGACGAACTAGTTGGTGCTAGTGGTAGCACTGGTGATGCTAAGTTTCATATCTCTACTTTTTTGAAACCATTCTTCAATAGTCAAATCAAGAATGCTCAGAGTATCTCTAATATTGATGAAGCTTTATATGATCTAGCAAACTTCTATCATGAGAAGATGAGTAAGGAACTTGCCAAGATCAAGACTCCTGCTAACCTAGTCAAGAAGCGCAACCTTGTTTACGAGAGTGAGAACTATCTTGTAAATAATGTTTATAAGTTCAAGGCGATGATTGCTTTGTATAAGGAATTACAAGCAGTGAAGCAAATGGTTATAGATAAACTAGACCACCTTGAAGAGTTCAGAACTTTCGTTCAGACGGATAAGGGATATAAGGTCACAACTCCAGAAGGATATGTTCTTCACAAGGATGGCAGCATGATCAAGTTTGTCAATCGTCTGGAGTTTGCTTACAATAACTTCACCTTACAGAAGCAATGGCGTTAGACGGAAAGGTTTGCTACTTCACATTTGGTAGGTTCCAACCTCCCACTACAGGACACAAAGAGAACTTTGATGGTGTGAAACGCGCTGCTGGTTCACATGACTATCGCATTTATATTTCTCAGAGTGTAGATACGAAAGGCAATAACCCTCTTCCTCCTGATCGCAAGAAGTATTACATGGATAAGATGTTCCCAGAACATCGTGGTAAAATATTCTCAGGTCCAAGACAACCCGTTGAAATCCTGCAAGATCTTATGATGGCAGGATATGATGAGGTTGTCTTTTTAGTAGGATCTGACAGGGTTTCTGCCATGCAGTTCCTCCATAAATACAATGGTAAAGATTTCTCATTCAGAAAGATTGATATTCAATCTTCTGGAAGCAGAGACGCTGATGGTGATACCTTTGCTATTTCAGGAACGAAAATGCGAAGAGCAGCAGCTGCTGGAGACTTCAAGTTGTTTCGTTCTGGTATTCCCAGAGCATTAAATGATCGTGATTGTCGTGCTCTCATGGATGAGATTGCGCTAAACTTGCCTAAAGATTATAAATGAAAGATTTTAAGAAACTACGAGAAGAAGCACTGCGTCAACAACAAAGACAGCATCATGTCTTTCGTGAAGGTGATGCTGTAATGTCTTCTCGCACAGGAGATAAGGGACATATACACAGGGTTGGTGGCAACTATGCTATTGTGATTTCTGAGGAAGGTCAGATGTTCCGTGAGTGGATCAAGAATATTAGATCTATAAATAATACGAGAAGAACCTCCTTATTAAACGATGAAATATCAGAAGCCAATTAATAACGTCAACAGCAACGATGAGTTTTCATCTGGGTTGATGGAAGCTTATGGTAGATGGATGGGAGGCGACACCTTCCAGAATACCACCATTAGTGAAGCACCTTTCGATGGTATGGATCCTCAGTCAAATGGTGCTGAGATCGAAGATACCACTAAGCGTAAGAAGACCGCTAAGAAGGGTAGATATGTCGGTCAAGAAAGTGCTCCCAAGAATGAGGAAGTAGAAGTTCTTGAGCGTGAAGAGTATGAGGTTGACGGCGAGACCTATGTCATTGAGAAGGTCAAGGGTCTAGACGGCAAGGCTTGCTGGAAAGGTTACAAGTATGCTGGCACCAAGATGAAGGGCGGCAAGAAAGTTGATGATTGTGTCAAGGCAGGTTTCGAACCAGAAGGCGAAGAACTAGCAGAGAAGAAACTAGATCCCGTCAACCACAAAGAACTCAAGGGCGATCACGCTGACAGAAAGGATAAGGACATTGACAACGATGGTGATGTAGATAATTCTGACAAGTATCTCCATGCTCGTCGTAAGAAAGTTTCTAAGATCTTAGCAATGAAGGGTAAGAAATGAAGACATTCAAACAACTTCGTGAAGAGTGCGGTTGTAAAGACAAAGAACGCAAGGGCAAAAAGAAGAAGGGCACTGTAGAAGTCCTACCTACCATCAAAGATGGTGAGAAGGGTATGACAACTCAAGTCAATAATGAAAGCGTTAAGTTCGCTGGTAATTATCAAGGACCTCTTTACGCTCCACATCCAGATCTCATCAAAGAGAAAGCACCCGAAGGTGCCAAGTATGAGAGAATGGTAAAGCATATCAAGAAAGGATATGCCAAGGATGGTAAGTTGTCTGATGATGAAAAGTCAATTGCTTATGCTACTGCTTGGAAGCATAAGAACAAGAAGATGAAGGAGAACTATGACAAGGGTGAGTATGATTATGAAGGAGACATGGCAAAGACACAACTAAAAGGTGTCATCCGTAACGCTCAAGAACTTCATGATCTACTACAACCAGCAGACAATCTTCCTGAGTGGGTTCAGTCAAAGATCACTCTTGCTGCTGACTATATCCAGACCGCATCAGATTACATGAAGAGCAAATAAATAGTTCAGCTCATTATGCTGAATTACAATGCTCTCATTTCTACTTCCCCTTGCCGCTAAGGTCGTCAAGGATGCCGTTGCCAAAGTTCCCGACAACGAAGAACTAGGAGAAAAACTAGTTGAGATCTGTATTCTCGTTCTAGAGAAAGCAGTCAAATTGACCAAGACCGAAATGGATGATCAACTTCTAGAAGTTGTCAAGAAAGCAATCGCAGCAAGAGAAGAAGCTCCTGCTGAGTGATATCTAGGGGACGCAAGTCCCCTATTTTTATAAATAAAATTTAGGAAAATAGTTTATCAACTGGAGTAAGTATCCATGTCCCTGTATAGTCGCGCTGAAACAGACGCACAAAGCTTGAAACTTCTCAATACCACTGAGAAGAATTCTGTAGATAAGTATGATCACGATAACACCCTGATCGTTGATGGCGATAGCACTGTTTCTGGTGCTCAGGGTTATGCTACTGCTGCCCGCCGTTCAATCTTTATTGATGATGTTGAGGCAACCCTTGCTGAGAACATAGAGCGTGGACTCACTGCTCCTGGTTGGTGGGAGTATATGACTTATACTGATTCTTCTGGTGCTACTCGTCATAAAGCACAGCACCTTGTATCATTCAAGGATGCTCCTGTTAATACTGCTGATGGTGACGACGACATCGCAGCAGATGTAGCATCGGCAATCACAGTTGGCACTCTTGCTGCTGTCACAGTTACTGCTGGAAACGCAGTTACCTTTGATGCTGCTTCAGTTTCTTCTACTGATTCTGGAACTCTTGTTTACACCTGGCAGCGTCAGAAGACCGCTAATGGTCGTTGGGCAAATGTAACCGCATCTCTTGATGGTGGCATCTATGACACCACTTCAGTTGCTGGTGAACTCACAATTGCTGCTGGCGATGTAACCGTTGCTCTAGATGGTTATGAGTTCCGTGTCAAGGTAACCAACACTGTTGGTGGTGAGGAAGTTGTTTCCAACGATGCTACACTAACAGTCAACCCATAATCTAAATGAATTTTAGTGAACTGACGCCAGATAACTGGTTGTTCTTTGCCATTCAAAACTACAATAACCCGTCGTCAGTAACTTACAGTGATTTTGAAGAAGACCTGAAAAGGTTCAAGTATATCAAAAGACTACTGAAAAGATACGAGACGACGGGTGAATTGAAGACCCACCTTATTCTAAATCATGTGATTGTATTGTATAATGTGTTTGGTGAAGCAGGAACACCACTCCTGTTTTATAAGATTGAAGCAACATACTGGTCTCAAATCAAGGCATTTATGTTGTTTCTAAATAGATTACCACCCCTATTAAACGAGGATGTTGACCAGGAATGTCTGAAAAGTCTGAACCTAATTTGAATGAAATGGTAGCGGGAGACGGATCTGGTCTCGCACTGCCACCTGCCTTTGTGTTTGTAAATCCTAGACAGCATCGTAAGTATAAGAAAGGTAATCAAGATAAAGTAGACGGTCGCTCTAAAGGTGCCCGTGCCCTTTTCAATCGTATTCAACGCAGAAAAATGAAAGAACAATTAGAAACTCAAATTGATGAAGCGATTGTGTCCGACACTGAGAGGGCACAAAAGCAAATCCAGCAAGGAAAGAAACTCAATCGCCAAAAAGAACTTCAGTCGAAGCGTAAGGAAGCGAAAGAGAAAATGATGAGCAAGACGAAAGAGATGGACACTCTCATGAAAGCTCGTCTCTCTGACTTCAAGAAGAAAGAGAAGGAGCAACAGAAAAAAGTCCAACAGAAAAATTCATTTGAACCTACAGGTAATGTTATGATGGAAAATCAAGATGTAATCCAAGTTGCTCTCGATGTAGCAACTTCTGAATTGAACCCCGCAGGTGAAGGTTCATTCGCCAAGATCCAGTTCTCGGATGGTGGAGTTCAAAACCTCGATAACTTCTCAGCAAAGCGTATTGCTGCTTGTTATGCTCAGTTAGATGATACACACAAGCAACAGTTCCAATACATGCTCAATAAGGACGCTGCTTCGTATCAATCTGCTCTTGACTTTGCTATCCGTAACGTTTGATACGGGAGCAACATGTTCGGTCTAGCCAAGTTACAAGTTTTACAATCCAAACTTGACATATATGAAGACCTGAGTAAAGAGATGCTCGACAAACTTGAGCGAGCAGTCTCGACAATCTCGGACAATAGTAACAAGATTGCTATTGTCCTTGAGCGCCATGAAAATCGTTTAGATGAAGGTGAGCGTGTGAATGATGCTATAATCCAAATGATCAAAGATCATCAGAAGTATGATGATCGTATGTTTAAACAATTGGATCAAAAGATTGAAGAACTGAATAAGAAAACCGATAGGAACACAAGGTTTGTTATTGGTGCTACTGCTGTCATTGCCACTATTGTGACAGTGTTACAAGTGGCTCCACCTATCATCAGACTATTGACATTGCCAGCAACCGCTGCTACTATGGAGGTCGTGAAGCCTTTGTAATGAATGTCATTTATTGACGTAAAGTATATCCAACTAGTATCCTCTCGCCTAGTTCTCTTCAGTCGCAAGAAGGCAGACCTGTATAACTTCAGGTGTCCTTACTGCGGTGATAGTCAGAAGAGACGCAATAAGGCGAGGGGATATTTGTTTAAGATCAAGAATGACTTTGTGTTCAAGTGCCACAACTGCGGCATGGGGAGAACACTTGCAAACTTCTTAAAGGATCAGGATACATTCCTTCATGACCAGTATGTCATGGAGAAATTTAAGGATGGCAAGACAGGCAAAGGCACAACAGTCCCCAATCCTAAATTTGAGTTTAAGGAACCCAAATTTGTAAAACGCGATACAGGGTTGGAAAAGATTTCTGAGCTAAATATTTCTCACCCAGCGAGAGAATATCTTGAAAACCGAGGCATCAAAGATCTAGATTACTTCTACTATTGTCCTAAGTTCAAAGCTTGGACAAATGAACAAAAGAAGATGTTTGACAACCTCAAGCAAGATAGTCCCAGGATTATTATTCCATTCCGAGACAAAGAAGGTAACCTCTTTGGATACCAAGGCAGATCACTTGCCCCTAAGGCAAAACTAAGATACATCACGATCATGCTGGACGAGGAACAACCCAAGATCTTCGGACTGGATAGAGTAAAAGAAAACAAACCTGTTTATATTGTAGAGGGACCATTTGATGCGACCTTCCTTGAAAACTCTGTTGCTATGGCTGGGTCCGACGCTGATGTTCGGACGTTTGGTTGGAGCAATTATATTTGGATATTTGATAATGAACCACGCAACAGAGAGATCGTCGCCAGAATCTCCAAAGTCATCGACCGAGGAGATAAGGTAGTCATTTGGCCAAAGAAAATACAACAAAAAGACATCAATGATATGGTCCTTGCTGGACATAATGTTCAAGATGTAGTAGACTCTAATGTCTACAGTGGATTAGAAGCAACTCTTAAATTTAACGATTGGAAGAAAGTATGACAAACGGGCACGGTATCAAAGTAAAGAAGCGTAGCGGCGCTGTAGAGGCGTTGAACCTTGATAAGATCCACAAGATGGTAGAGGAAGCTTGCGAGGGATTAGGGAGCGGCGTAAGCGCCTCTCAGGTCGAAATGAACTCGGGTCTCCAGTTCTTCGATGGCATCGAGACGAAGGACATTCAGGAGATCCTGGTGCGTTCTGCCAGCGATCTGATCAGTCTAGACACTCCTAACTATCAGTTCGTTGCTGCCCGCCTTCTTCTTTTCGCAGTTCGTAAGCAAGTTTTTGGATCTGACTGGGTGAATGGACATCCATCTGTAGTAGAACATGCTTACAAGTGTGTTTCAAATGGTGTATATGATGGCGAGATCTTGCGTAAATATACTGCAGAAGAGTGGGCAAGGATTGATAGTTGGATCGATCATGATCGTGACATGTTGTTCACCTATGCTGGTCTTCGCCAGGTAGTTGATAAGTATCTGGTCCAAGATCGTAGCAGTGGCGAAATGTATGAGACGCCACAATACATGTATATGATGATCGCGGTTACTCTCTTCCAAAATTATCCTACAGACACACGTCTCGATTATGTCAAGCGATACTACAACGCAATCTCAAAGCACAAAATCAACATTCCCACACCTATCATGGCGGGGGTTAGAACTCCACTTCGACAATTTGCTAGCTGTGTCCTTGT